GCCCATTTGTTCCGGGCCGTGCAACCATGATTGAGTTCGCGCTTACTACAGCCATCTTGGCCGTTGTGGTTTTCGCTGTCTACAATTTTTGGCGTTGGTGGTGGCCGCCCTATGAGGAGGGGGAGGTCGCCGCGCGCCGGGCGTGGGAGGAGGCGTACCAGGGGGAAACCGATGAGGTCGACCCCGTCACTTTTCGTGGCATCATCGCCAAAGCAGTTTCACACTGCCATGCTGAGGTCGGTTCCTTGAGTGACACCAAGGCTAACCGCATGGTCATCAGCGACCTTGTGCGGCGCTTCATGCGCGAGCACAAGATGCGACCTAGCCACATATTGGCCCAGTATCCCATCGCCATTGAGGCCTACTTCATGATGTCTCCCAGTGAGGTCGTTGCTCGTTCCATCCGCAAGTCCAAGTTCATGCGGGAGCAGCGGCGCTCTGGGGAAGTGGCCTAGGGGTGCCCTGTTGTTGTCCCGGGTGTTGATACGTCCGTGTCCTATGTGGGCAGGGCGATCAAGGGCGTCACCGTGACCCCGGACAACAGCAAGGGTAAGCAACGGAGTGTGCGCATTCTAGCCGGGTATGGCTCTGGAGCCCGGTTTGGAGTCCACAATTCCTCACTCCCCAACTTACTGCGCGGAGTGGTCGAGCGGGTGTTGTACACCCTGCGCGATGGGGCTCTTTGCCGGCCCCCCACCCCAAAAGCAGGCGTGTTCAACCGACTTTCGGCATGGCGCCGAGCGTTGGTAGAGACTGCGTGTCGGACCACCGTTGTTGCACGAGCTGACTACAGCCTCCTGTACAACGGTCGCAAGCGCAGCATCTACCAGCGAGCATACGAAACCCTTTCCCAGAGGGCCATTCGGGTGCAAGATTCATTTGTGAGCACGTTTGTGAAAGCAGAGAAGGTTAACTTTTCTGCCAAGGGTGATCCCGCACCCCGCGTAATCCAGCCTCGGAGCCCACGCTACAACTTGGAGGTCGGGCGCTACCTCAAGTTGTTCGAGGGCGAGTGTTTTGCGGCTATTGGACGCATTTCCGGGTATCCAGTCATTTTGAAGGGGCTCAACGCGGACGGTGTGGCACAGCAGCTATGGGAGAACTGGCAGCAGTTTGAGGACCCGGA